GTGCTTTGAGTTTGATAACAACTTCAACACATTGGTAAGGCATCTTCTTACCAGTCATGAAGTGAAAAGGAACTCCCTGCCAACGCCAGTTATCAATATAGATATCACCAGCAACGAAGGTAGGAGTGTGACTGTTAGGATTAACACCCTCTTCAGAACGGTAGGATTCATATTGCCCAAAGATAGTTTTGTGTCCCAATCTAGTTGCTGAGAGAACCTTAGTCTTCTCTCTACGGATTTCTTTTGCATCCATCCTACAGGGTGCTTCCATTGCAATCAAAGACAACACCTGAAGCATGTGATTCTGTAACATGTCTCTGACTACACCAGCACCTTCATAGTACTGTGAACGACCATCACAACCAATAGTTTCAGTTGCAAAGATCTGAACCTCCTTTATATACTCCCTGTTCCAAAGTGGTTCAAGAAATACATTCCCAAAACGTGTAGCAAGAATATTATTGACAGTATCTTTACCAAGATAATGATCAATGCGATATACTTGTTTCTCGCGTAGATACCTGCCCACCACTGACTGTAGATTATTAGCAGATTCAAGATTGTACCCAAAGGGTTTCTCGATAACCACCCTGGAATGGTCTGGGTCATCCAAGAACCCAGCTTCTTTGAGATTGATGATAGCATTTTCGTATCTCTCTGGAGGAACAGATAAGAAGTATGTTGTATCAGCACTGTCATCATGAAGATGCATCAGACTCTCTTTATTATCAAGATCACAACATACAAAATCTAACCAGTGACAGAACTCCTCTGGATATTCTCCAAGGTGTTCCAACCAAGATTCTTTAGTATGCTCTCTACGAGAGGCACCAACAATCAAGATGTTATGTGGGAGTAATTCTTTCTTCCACAACTCATGAAGTGCTGGGATAAGTTTTCTCTTACAAAGGTCACCAGTGGCACCGAAGATAACGATGCGTCTAGTGAGCGGTTCCGTTTCCATCATACTTGTCTGTCTCGTAGTAGTTATTCTCACCCTTTCGTATCCCGAAATATACTGTGGATAGTACAAAGGGTATCGCGACCCATGCAAGAACATCAGCGAACATGATGACCACCGAACATATATCGCATTCCGTTCAGAACACGGTTTGCAAATTCACCTAATCTTCTTGAATTGAATCGTTCAAATAGTGCGGTACTAATAACAGGAGCGGGTACGCCAAGATCCACAGCAGCGTGGACAGTCCAACGACCCTCACCACTATCGCTAACTCCCCCACCGAACTTGCTAAGTTCTCGATCACTCCGTAGAACATCAGCGGTAAGATCAAGTAACCAAGACCCAACCACAGAACCACGACGCCAAAGCTCAGCCACCTCAGCAGTGTCAATATCATAACAATAATCTTTTGGATTCTCCATCGGAGCCACCTCAGCATCGCCCTCCTTAACGTAAGCCGCCCCAGCATTAGCTTCATGCAGGATATTAAAGCCTTCGGCGTAGGCTTGCATGATTCCATATTCTACACCATTGTGAACCATTTTGACAAAGTGTCCAGCCCCTGGACCACCACAATGTAACCAACCATACTCAGCACTGGTGGCGTGACTCATAGGGTCAGTTCTTGGAGCACTCCCGATACCTGGTGCGAGTGCCCTAAAGATTGGAGAGCAAGCGGATACTGCAGTATTTGCACCACCAACCATAAGACAGTATCCACGCTCCAGACCATAAACTCCACCACTAGTGCCGCAATCAATATATTGGATGCCCAATTTCTCCAGATACTCGGCTCTCCTGCGCGAGTCCTTAAAATTGGAATTGCCATGATCAATAATAATATCTCCAGAACTAAGTAATGGTAATAACTCATTGATAGATTCCTCTACTAGTTCTGCTGGGATGACAAGTTGATAAACTCCAGGGACTTTATGATCATGTTCATCATAACTGACTAGATGAACCAAGTCTTGAAAAGAAGTTGCAGCCTTAGTAATATACCCACTTTCTTCTGCCTCTTGGGCTTTGTGGTAATTTCTTCTGTATCCATAGACCTCAATACCTTCTTTCATCATACGACGAGCCATACCCTCGCCCATTCTACCTAGACCGATTAAACCTACTCTCATCCTTTAACCTCTTTTTGAAAATACTCTGGGAGTGGACATCCCTTAAAATCGTTTACAGTGTCAACTGCTAAAACAAACATAGTTGCAAACCCTAGACAGAAAGCAAATAACATCTGGGGAAAGTTGTAGTTGCCCATGTATGCTGTTGGGTCAGGTTCATCATCATGAGGATGAATCATCCTTGCGATTTCCTCTGACGACTTTTTCGACTTGTCGTCTGACTCTGTCCCTTGCTTCTGGGTTTTCTGTTTCTTTTCTGGAGTAGCCATGTTTCTGGTGGAAGATAAAATGTCCTTGACATATCATAGTGATTCCAAACAAAAATGCCGTAACAACTCCTACCCATTCTATAAATGAATATCCATCCATGGGAATAGTGGGGGTATTGCTCCTATGAGTCTAAGAAGACCCTCGGAGAAAAGTCCTAAGATAAAGAATCCAACAAACATACTGATAATACCAGCATTACGATTGTGTTTTCGTATAGCATTATCTATCATTTCTTGACACTCTTCCTTAGTGACCCACTCGGGTGGTTCATTACCCTTCCCCCAATCTTTAAACATCAGACCATCTCCATTGCATCGTGTAATTCTTTTGAATGGTGTAGTTCATCATTCAAAATTTCAAGGATCTTATCATCATGACCATTCAGAGCAAGATACTTAGCGTAAGTTTCTGCTGCATGGATCTCTACTTCGTAGGAGAGATGGTAAGCAAGGCGAGGAGCCATCCAATAATAAACCACGTTGCTCCAATAGTAGATAAGTACGAGGTGTTTGGCAAGAAAGCGATCGACATAATAAGCATTACCGCCCCTAGATTCCATGTACTCCAGATGTTCTGTCTCATTGAGTGATTGTGCGAAGTGTTCTTTCATCAAGTATAGGTGATCAGGACCCCTGAGACCCATACTTTCACGAAAATGTAATACACTTAAGAAAGCAAAATAGGGTGCCCGAGCAATTTCCTCAAGCACCCAGAACCTTTGATAGTCTCTTCCCCTATAGAGGAAGTCCAGTATCGCAACAGTGATGTCTAAAACAACAGTGTTGAACTTTCTCATTCGACGTGTACCGTACCGATCATTCCTGCTCCTTTGTGAGGACCACACCAGTAAGTATAGTCACCAGCGTCTGGGAATTCAACAGTAAAGTCTTCACCTGGTAACATTGCCAGGGCTTCGTGACCCAGTTCTGGATGGTCTTCCACGACTACGTTGTGTGGTGGAAGCATATTGTTAACAAAATGAACCGATTCTCCTGCTGAAATAGTAACTTCTGATGGTTCAAAAACCAAGTTACCATCTGCCCCCATCATTACATCTACAGCCCAAGCAGGTGCAGCAAGAAAGAGTGTAGCTAGAAGTGCGAAAAAGAACTTCATAAAGTTCGTGCAACTACAGTATCTATATCTCTCTAATGTTCTTGTATCTTGGGTTTGTTTTGACTTCCTGACTTACCATTTCACCGAATTCTGTGACACAATTACACCAATCTTGTCTAGCGTCAGGAGCTCCTATTGCTTTTTTTCCCACAAAGTATGCCACTCCCTCCATAGAGCGGCACACTCATCCGATTTCTTTTGCAAGTGCGGTTCCCTGTACATGGGAAAGTGTCCGTTATTACATTAATATTTATTAACAGTCGTTAAATACGCTACCAACTTCGGAACCAACACTTGAACCAATGTTGTTTCCTAAGAGTGTTGCCCATCCAGCTGCCAACCAACCAATGTATGGGATATTCATTACCGCAGGAACTACAACACCAGTAGCTACAGCACTACCCGCCATAGCACCTTGTGACCGAGCTCCAGCGTCCGCGATCAAACATTCTACGTCTTTCGCAGACTTTCCCTCGCCGTCTGTGGCACCTCCGATGTTCCTTACACCTTCCCTTGTGTATTGATCATAACGTGTCTCCCGACGCTTTTCTGACCCACCACCAAACCATCCTCTCTTATCCTTATCCAGGTCAAGAGATTTTGAGGACTCTAATACTTTGGGGTCATCGGCACGATACTCAATAGTGTACCCATCTTTTCCTGCTTGTATCTTGTAGGAAGAGTAAGGTCCACGCGGTAGATGGACTACAGGTGGTTGATGTCTTGTCGGTTCCTCACGACTAACGAGGTGACCGAGAATTCCAATGTGTGCGAATGCGATCACACCACCCACACCAATTGCTACCTTTTTGAGTACCGTCATCTTTTAGTAGGCTCCACAGCAGAAACAACAGGGGGTTCCTCTTTCTTCGCTTGTGATGATTTTCCATTACCACCTGCCTTAGCAGGAGACAATCCGAACGCAGCGAGCGATCCAGAGAACACGGATGCAATAAAAGTGGGATCGAAATCTAAGATTTTATTTCCGTTTGGAAGTCTTACATATGAGAATGTAAGAAGAGAGGCAGACCAAATAAGTACAACGACTTTTACAAGATTACCAAGAACTTCACTTTTATCTTCATCGTGGTCTTCCTTCTCTACTTTGGGTTTCGTGTCAGCCATTAGTAGAGTAGCAAGGCAAATCTATTTAGAAAAAAAGGGACCCTATCGGGTCCCCTGATATGCTGGGACCATCATCCCACCATCCATATCATCATCATCGGTATTATCCATCAATGCGGCTGTCAATAGAAAGCCACCTAAGAATGATACTACTATGACTACAGTATCAATCACCATACACCTGGGATGATTTGACCTGTAGTTGCGTAGGAACCCATGGCGGCGATAACACCGATCATGGCTGCCCATCCGTTAATTCTTTCTGCGTTTTCGTTCATTGGTTTTCTCCTTTTTGAATCCTTTGTTTTTGTCTATGACCTCTACATGAGAGAGGAACTTTCCTTGTTGAAACCAAAGAGCTTGGACTTCCATGTAATCACCAAATATATGAGTCGAACCCGTTTGGGTATGGACCTTGTAGGTGTGACGATCGTATGGAAGATCCGAGGTTCTCTCAAATCGTTTAGGTAATACCATATTTGTCGTACAACTTTCTAATAGATTGAGTGATTTTCAAACCACCTATCTTTTTCTCAAGTTCAATACCTTCAGAATCTGTGATGACCAAGACTGGAGTTGCTGTGACTCCATACTTCTTAGCCAAGTCAAGATTTTCCTGAGGAATTGGAGTATCACTGAAGTCCTCTAGAAAGACTTCTTCAATGATTTTTGATCTCTCATCGTTGAGAGTATTAATGTACTTCTTTACAAGACCACAAGGACCACAAGACTCCTTGGTAAACATTAGAAACTTCATTTACGTTCCTGTTGTGTTTTGTTAATGATAATAACCCTTTCACCATCATGTGTAAATTGGAGCTCATCATCAGGATCCCAGAGAAGTTCCTCGTACAAATCGTCGAGTTTTTGAATATCTTCCCAAAGGGCGTTAGGGTTTGTCATTACTCTTCTCCTGGTTGTGTCATCATTGCCGCTCCAGCAAAAGTTGCTATCAGAATTGCAGCTAATGTGAGTAGTGCCATATTTAGAGGTTCTCCTCCTGTTCCGTGAGAATAGTACAGTCTGATGTTGGGTAAGCCACACAAGTCAGAACCCATCCTTCATCAACTTGTTCATCATCCAGGAAAGATTGGTCAGAGTTGTCAACTGTTCCAGAGATCAACTTACCTGCACAAGAAGAACAAGCTCCAGCACGACAGGAATATGACATATCGACACCAGCTTCTTCAGCTGCATCGAGGATGTATTGATCGTCCTCACACTGGATAGTTTGAGTCCCGTCAGGGGTTTGAAGTGTAACAGTATAGGCCATTTAATTCAGTAAGTTTCAGATAATTGTTCTACAGAGTACGCCAGCAAAACGAAGAAGGCGATACTAGTCATTGTAAAGAATGTTGCTGTCATTGTCAAGCTCCTAGTTCGAGATAAAACTTAGTGTTATCACCAGGGGTGTTCTCATAGATGGATGAGTCACCATAGGTTTTGTGGTCTTTGTATCCTACCATACGACCCTTAGTGTTCTGCAGTGCAGGCATAAAGGCGACGAGGAAGAAGATAGCTGGAGCTCCAATGATAAGAGCACCTGAAATAATGTAATAAGTAATCAGTTCAGCCATCAGAATCCGAAAGCCCCAAAGAAAAATACACTACCACTGAAAGTATAAGAGACAACAGCAGCAACAAATCCAAGCATAGCAGTACGTCCATTGAGCTTCTCCGCCTTTTCAGCGTAGGTCTCATAGCCATAACGCTCAGCGTCTGTCTTTGAGATGTACATCTGTGGTTCCTTAGCGAAGAGGTTTTGTTGACCTCTCTCGTTAGTTGTAACAGTCATTTACCTATTGTAATGTTTCTTTACATAGTATATAGCATAAAAAGACCCCCGTCAAGGGGGGTCTGGTAGTGATTTATACCTAATAGTCATCTCCTTCGAGGATATCCTGACATTTCTCAGGGTTCTTTTCGCAGAATCTACGAACATAACCATGAACATCCTCTTCCATTTGATGATGATAGAGGTTGTGTATGTGACCAATGAAACAAAGTGTACCCACTATCAATACATTGAAGTAGGTGACGGGAGAGGTGAGAATTCTTTTCATAAAAAAAGAGGGTCCGAAGACCCTCTAATTATATCACATCGTCAAGCGAATCAGAAGTTGTACTTCAGACCGATTTTAGCGCCATAGCCACGATCGATGTCGTCGTCGCCAGAACCGATGAAGGAGACTTCACCATAGGCTCCAAGGGCGTCGGACAGAGCGAATCCGAGACCAGCCTTACCTGAAGGAACGGTGTCAGTGTCGCCACCGTCAGGACTGACCAGGCTAGCACCACCTTGGACGTAGTAGGAACCGTTTTCTCCCAGGGCTCCTTCGTAGCCTACGTGCAGGTCGGTGGTAGCACCAGTGTAATCAGCACCAGTCCAACCAGCATTGGTTTCGACGTTAACGTATGGACCTGCAAGGGCAGCGCCTGCGGACATAGACAGAGCAGCAGTAGCTGCGAATACAGATTTGAACATTTGTTTTACCTCGTTGTTTACTTGCGGAATGGTTACCCGCAGATGAAAGGGGAATCGACAACTCCCCGTTGTTACCATTTGTAATAATATGCAAATGGTTAAGTATTTATACTACATCAACCCTGACTTCCTGTCAACCGTTGTGAGGATTCCACTACCCGTCCAAGGTATGGGTCATAATTCATCAGTCCTTCGATGGTCTTTTGTGCTCCCATGTTGGACCAGTAGTGGAACTGTGCATCGTAGTTTCCTTTATGGAATGCGTCAACATGGTCAGGGTGAATACTAGACCCCAGTTCTGTACGATACAGGAGAAGGGGAATAGAATAGGTGTTACCAGAGTTGTAGATGAGGTCATCAGCTACAGGTCTCGGAAGAACACCATTGTCCAGTTTGTACTTGTTACCTCTAGTATGAAGTCTCAACAACTTCTCAGCATGATGTCTAGTGATTAGATAACATGCTGTAGAGAATTCATTCACGAACCGTTTATGGATACTAGTATGAATGTCACCAGTACAGATGATTGAGATTTGGACAACGTCCCAATCATATGGAATCCTACTATAGAAGTCTCTCCAAGTAAAGTTCCAATACTTCACCAGGTCAAGACTACAGTCGTCTTCCATCATGATGGCATAAGGTTCATCAGTCTCCTCTACGAAGTGACGGAGAGCCTTCAGGTGGGACGTTGTACACCCCACCTCACCAGATGACATCATATCAGGGTAACGACCCTTCAGAATCTCTCCTAGGTCACTTTCACGACCGTCATAGGCAGAGATCCTACGGTAGTTTGTAATCTCCCAGTACTTGAACTGTTCCTCCATGAACTCCCATCTTTCAGGTTGTCCATCAAGATTGATACAATAGATAGGACCAATGCCGTTGAGTTTATATGCAGATTTGTTTTTATCCATCAATCTCCAGGAATAATACGATGACTATCTTCATCAAAATGTTCAGTAGAGAACTCAAAGAGTTCAGTGTCTTCTAATGCTTTCATTCTATGTTTCATACCAGTAGGAACATGAAACTTATCACCAGCATCCAGAGTTACAGAGTATGCTAACTCAAAATCATCATGCCATGAATAGTATACCACTAAACTCCCTCTATGTACATAGAAGACCTCATCTTTTTTCTCATGATAATGCCAGGAACACTGTTTACCTTTTACAAAAAACAATAGTTTACCACAATACTTTTCACAGTTTGCTATCCACTTTTCATATCCCCAACCCTTGGGAACAAATTTGATATCATCCTTTGGTGAGTTCATCGTGCTTTAATTTATAAGTTCCGAAATGAGAAACAGCGATAGAAGCTGCTTTATTTGCATATGGTATTGCTTTTTCTATTGTACCTAACGAAAGATAAAAGTAAACAAGTGCAGATAGAAATGTATCACCAGCACCACACACATCAAATGTATTTACTTTAACACCAGGATATAGTTTTCCCTGGTACTCAGCACCTTTTGGTCCTCTGGTGATAATCATTTTGTCTGTAGTCTTACCCACCCTTGCATGTTCAAACTCATTTATCTTGATATAAGCTTTGTCAGGAGGAACCATAGGTTTTTTTGTGTCCACGAATACTGGACCATCAAACCATTCTACAAGGTGATTGAGCATCTCAGGTGAGATGAAACCTTTATTGTAGTCAGAAATAATAAGTGCATCATATTTTTTAACTGGTAAGTTACCATCAAATGCACTCACCTTATCATTCTCATCAAGCCTCAAGATCTGTTGATTCGATCTCACGTCAACATATCTTGTCTTGATTGGTTGTTCTTCATTGGTCAGAATATTAACTTGCATACCAAAAGAGAGGAGATTGTCGTAGACATTCCACGCCATACCTCCAGTCCTTTCTTCTCTCTCCCATTTAAGAACAGGTACGGGTGCCTCAGGACTGATCCTATCAACAACACCGTACACATATTTGTCTATACAGGAGTCACCTATAAGCAGAACCTTGAATTGTTTTTGTTGTTGAGTAACTTCCAATTCTTTTGAAGTATCTGACTTCTTTTGCATACTCTGCACCTACAACCTCTTTTCCTTTCCAATCAGAACCTACTATCATTATATCAGGTCGTATGGAATCTATCAATGACTCCAACTCAAACCTGGTGTCAAACGTATGCACTACATCAACTCCCTTGATAGACATCATCTGAAAGACTCTATCTTCAAGGGGGTAGATTGGTCTAAGGTATCCCTTATCTTGGGCTACCTTATGATCCGAATCAAGTGCCACAATCAGTGTGTCACCAAGAGAAGCAGCATACTTGATTAACTCAAAGTGTCCTCTGTGGAGGACATCAAAGCAACCATTGACAAATACAATCATGAGATCTTGTCGTACCAATACTTCAACAAATCACCAAGTGTAGTATCAATATCATACTCCTCCTTGAACCCAGTCATCTCAACCAGGTTAGAAGAGTCACCATGTTGATAGTAGATCTCATGTGGACGCCAGAAGGGTTCATGAATCTTCTGTTGTACATTAATCAAACCTGACAACTCAATCAGTTTGTCAGTGAAATACTGCATCTTTCTGGGTGTATCACCACAGATATTAAAGACATGGTTAGTCACATCTTCATTCATCATAGCAAGATAATATGCCCTGACAGTATCACGAACATCCATCACAACTCTTGTTGTGTTGAGGTTACCAATCAAAAGTTCTTTGGTTTGATGACCCTTCATCATCCTAGCAATCTGATATGCATCAGATGAGATAGAGAAGATACGTCCTCTTCGTGGTCCAGTATGAGAGAATGCTCTGGTGATAAACCCTTTCAAGAATCCATTATTGAATCTCTCTTGGAGGTATACATCAGTTGCTGCCTTAGAGGCACCGTAAGGGTTAGAGGGGACGATGGCATCGTTCCAGTGAATCTTACGTCCATCCTGTCCAACATTACCATACACCTCTGATGTGGAACAGAACATCACCTTACAGTCAGGTTGATGATCTTGGAGGACCTGAATTAGATTGGCACTACCCATGACATTAGTCTCCATGGTTCCAATAGGATCACGGAAACTAGTGGGTGGGTGTGATTGTGCTGCCAGGTGAAACACACCATTGAACTCATTCTCCTCAAAGACCTTACGCATTGAACGATAGTTAGTAAGGTCTCCATACAAAAAGGTGATGGAGTTATAAACCTGATCGGGGACAACATCACGGATGTCACTCTCCATACCATTGGTACGACGAATGAGACCAAATACTTCGTGTCCTTCACGATGAAGAAGGTTTGCCAGGTGAGCCCCAGCAAATCCTGTAATACCAGTAATTAAAAATTTCATACAACTAATTTCTTTGAGTCACTTCAGTATTCGATTATCAATGTATCTATGAGACTCCAATACACTATGGTATCTTTCATAAAAAGTTCTCATATTTTTATGTTGTGATTTGTATGCCCAAAGGGGCAAATCACCACCAGCTCTTGCTCCACTGGACCAGGTTTCTGGTTCCATGTTAATGGTGTAAGCACCACAAACCTTACCAAGTTCAAGACGTGCCCTATACATAAGGTCATGATCATCCATATCACATGGAGCAAATGAATCATCAAGATAATTTAATTTTTTCAAATCATCCAAATTAATCATCAGAGGTCCCCTGTTAGCAGAAGATCTCACAGCAAAAACATCCCTAGGTAATCCACGTCTAAATGAAGCATGATCCACATGTTCCAGTATATCACACCATCCTGTCACTGGTAAATCAGGATTGTGTAAATGAATTGAGTTTGGATTGGCTACCCAGTTATGGGCAGTCATTGCAGTCACAGCAAATACATCATAAAAATTATCAAAGGGTTTCTGCATTCTTTCATTCCAACCCTTTTCAGCTACAACCTGATCATCCTGAACTACAATTACAAATTCACCTTTGGATTCTTTGAATGCAGCATTATTTGTTCTGACTTCAAATACATCTGGAAGAACTATTGGTCGTACATTAGCACTATCGATGTATTTGTCTACGATTTTATCAGAATCATCAGTACATCCATCAAGCATACAAAGAATTTCATAGTCACCAGTGGTATTATTGACAATACCATCTAGGACTTTTTCCAAAAGAATCTCTCCTGTTGGAATCCGTCTAGCACCATTGTGTATTGTTACTATGATACTATGCATCACACCACTTGATAATCAATATTATTAAAGATAAACATATTTCCTTTGTTTACATGTATATTATACCACTCTTTCTCCATAAGACAAATACTCATAAGGTCAGGGCAGTACTCTTTCAATGCAGATGACAGGTGACTTGCACCACTACTGAGTGCTATGAGACCAAAGGATGATGACATAACATCACAATAGGAGAAGATGTCATCAATAACAACGGCATCGTCACACTCCGTATCATAATCATTGAACTTATCCTGACTCAACTTCTTCTTAAATTCAACCTGTAAGAATCTCTTATCAGAGTATTGTGATTTAAGTTCTTTAAGTCTGTTCAATATGTTCGGACCATTATGGTCGATACTAATAGAAGTAAAGTCTACAAGAATTGTATCCTCAAACCCCTCTACTTTCTCTGGTTTATAGTATATCTTAGGGAGACTATTGACTGGTTCAAGACCATGAACTGACTCCCAGTCTTTGATCCAATCACCTGTCTTCTTCCTGTTACCATACTCTACCAGGTCACCAGCAGTTCTAGGACCAGACTTTCTACCCTTCACATAGGGATTCTTACCCCACACAAGGTCATATATTTCCTGATTTCTAAAAGGAGCATCTGCCCAGATATATGTTTCTCTCCCCTGTTGTTTGTAAAATTCTTCAGGAAGAGTAGAGAACTGGAGACTATCTCCCAGTCCCCCAAAATATGCTGCTAAAGTAACATCATTCATCACATTCTCCAGACGATTTGATATCCCTCATAGATACATTCTGCATCAATAGCATCCATAAATTCTTTCACATACGTTCCCTTTGCAATCTTACCATCACCAGTAAAGAATGCATCATGGTCGTCGATACAAACAATAGAACCCTTCTTCAACTTATCAATAGCAGCACACATCTCTTTCACATGGTGAAGTTGTGATGGGTGTGGGTCATGCCTTAGAATATCATATGAATCGAGATACAAAAAGTCAATCTTCTTTTCTTTAGGGAGACTCCACAAGAACTTTACAGAGTCAGAACACACGACCTTAGTTCTTTCCGAAACCATACTCTTTGCATGGTTCACATTATTTTGATTGATATCTACAGAATAGAACTCACCATCATAGTAATTGATAAAGTCATCAAGGATATATGTACTAGCACCATCATCACCAAATGCCAACTGACCATGATCAGCTCTCATAGTTCCAGTTTCTACAACTAGAAAGTTCTTATCTTCTTTCTTCTCCAACTCCTCAAAAATAATTTCAAAGGATGATGCCCTGTCTCTTACAGGGTTACTACCAGCTGGTGACAATAGTTTATTGTAGTATGTTCTATTGAACTTTTTTAAAAATGTCATGGTTGTTTTTTAATCCAATCAAGAATGTCAGTCTTAGGTTTCCAAGTTAGTTCTGCTTTTGCTTTCCTAATGTCAGCAAGGGTTTCTCTCATCTCACCTGGTCTACCAGAGAGATGGATCTGATCTGAACTGATAGCATCAGCAATCTCTTGGATGCTCCAACTCTTACCATACCCAATGTTATACACCTCACCCCATGTATCTAGTTCTTCAAAACTGACAGCGGCATTGGCATTGACAACGTCTGATACATGAATAAAGTCTCTCCTCTGTTTTCCATCACCAAAAATAGTCAGAGGTTCACCCTCTGATCTCATCTTCAAGAACTTAGATACAGCAGGAGCATATGTTCCAACATGTCTTGCTCTCTCACCATACACATTTGTGTACCTGAATGCGACTGTCTTCATACCATAGAGACCATGATATGATTTGACTAGTTGTTCCCCAGATAGTTTCCCAATTGCATATGCATTGAGAGGATCCTCACGCATTGTCTCCACATTGGGGATGGGATTCATGTTACCATAGACAGCAGATGTGGAGGAATACACTACCTTCTCCACACCAGATAGTCTTGCTGCCTCCAATACATTAGCAGTACCCATCACCTGTGTAGAGATGGTAGGAAGGGGATTATCTACTGATGCCTGAACACTTGCTTTTGCTGCTAAGTGATAGACATAATCTACACCTTGAAAAAGAGGGGCAATAGATGTGAAGTCTCTGATATCTACCTTATGGTTTTGACACTCTCTGTTCCAGTAATAATTGTCATGACCGTCAGATGATTCGTTGTCAATAACAATTACTTCATGACCTAGACTCAAACATTTATCCACCACATGGGAGCCAATGAATCCTGCCCCACCAGTTACAATAGTTTTTCTCATAATTAATTTTCACTGTTGTATATATTCAAAAAATCAACCTTGTCAATATTCTTCACCAAGAACTCATCGATGGGACGATAGAGTTGAACACCACCAGTAGCGTACCTTTCATACCAATAGTCAGCATTACACTCAATATATGATCTCAGTTCGTATCCAATAACAGGTAGACCATCTCTCACTGCAAGATTAGTGAGGACACTCTGATCCCTACGGACTGCAACAAACCCATCAATCTGTGGTTTACCAGAGAAATCTGTCACATCACCATTGACTCTCTCATCAAACAGATACTTCTGCCACTCTTTAAGAATCTCCTTTGCCTCGTCACACACACGCCAGAAAGAGAATCCTGCTTCTAGTTGTGTGGTGTTCCAGTAATCTTCCTCATCACAATCCATATAGACAAAACAGTCTCTCTTAGTGTAGTGACCATTCTTTCCACCACCAATAGCGAGTAAACAAGGATCATCACCCATCACATCATCAACAAACTTAAAGATATCAGGGTGAAAGAAGTCAAGAGTATCAATGTAAAGGACCTTGTCACCTTCCTCAAGTTGTTCCATTGCTTCAAGGATGAACTGTGGTTTCCACACAAATGCACCATACTTGTTCTCCTTGGTAGCAAGAGAACTTGTCTCAAACCACTCCCTATTGTCCTCATAGAACTGAGATTCAAACAGATCTTCTTTACCATTGGCAAAGTGTCTTACATTGATATCTCTACACACATCATCGATGAATCCTTGTGCCCCCTTATACTTGTCGCCATAAAAGGCTGCTGTTACTACATTCCAAGTCATCCTCTAATACCTCTACTAACGGTTACCCAGTTATCAGGGATGAGAAAAGATTCATCCACAGTATGTGATTCAATACCATATGCAGGTTTATAATACTGAAATGGTTTTGGTGCAACAATGGGTTGTGTGGGATTCTTAATCAAGTAAGCTCCCCACCAGGAAAATGTACTCCGAGAAAGGATACCACCCTGACAGAGTGACATCAAACACATATCAGTATGTGGCACACAGGACTGAACATAAATCCCATCACCATCTCTGTGTTTATGGTCATATAGTTCAACAGTATCTCTAATCAGAAATCTATCATCTGAGAAGAACTCCTGTTCCTGACACCATTCCACATCATCACTGGTGACAAATACATAAGTATCATCATCAAAGTGTGAGAGTGCTTCTTCATAGTACTCCCAAGTAGGCATCGGAAACATCTGTCTATGTTTCTCAGTTCTTGTGGCATCACCACGTCTCACATGGAGGAAAATTAGTTTCTCATACTCTGATACAAACTCCTTACAAGGTTCTAGAATATCATCCTTAAATTTTAATTCTTCTAGAAGTTGTTCCCGAATGTTCTCAAAGTATTTGTATGATTGTAGATACCCATCAAGGTTTGTACCATCCTGGAAGTTATCAAACAACTCCTTGTCAAATCCATATGACTTCTCCTGTACTGTCTTCACACCAGGATTCATCATCTGAATGGTCTGGTCACTATAAATTGACTGCATCGTGACATTAGGATTGATATATCCTACATTCTTTTCTGGAATGTCAAATGCCTCATGCATACCATAGTTAGACTGCTCGGGTGTATCTTCAGGTGGAATGACCCAATCATATCCATGATGTTCTGCAATACCCCTAAGCGCAGCATATTGGAAGAGTTGGTTACCCATT